GGGAGCCGGGAGCCGGGAGCCGGGAGCCGGGAGCCGGGAGCCGGGAGCCGGGAGCCGGGAGCCGGGAGCCGGGAGCCGGGAGCCGGGAGCCGGGATGCCGCTAACATACCCTACCCGGGAGGATAGGCGGCGGCCAGGGAGGGAGTTCGTCATCTCCGCTACCACCCAAAAATATAAAAAATCTAAACTTTTACATGAAAAGAGGTTGACATTAACATTAAACTGTGTTATATTGTTCTTAACAAAGGAGGTTGAACCATGAAAGATAAGGAAATTATTAAAGCAGCAATGACCGCAAGAGGATATTCTCAAACGTTTTTAGCCAAAGAGAAATTGGGTTTTGCTACACCATCCGGTGTAAGTGAGAGATTACGAGGTAGACAAAGTATGAGAGTTGATACTTTTGTTAAATTTCTTAAAGCTATGGATTTTGAAGTTGTGGTACGAAGCAAAACTTCCAGTAAAGAGGAATGGACGGTGAATTTCGAATGATATATTTTTATGCAAGAGTTTCAACTAAGGAACAAAATCTTGCTCGACAAATTGAAGCCGCTAAAGCGTATAAAAAGATAGACCGAGTTTTTGCAGACAAACAGAGTGGGAAGAATTATGAGCGTACCGAATATCAAGCTATGAAATCAATTCTTGTCCGGGGCGATGAAGTAGTGGTTAAATCTCTCGATAGACTTGGGAGAAATAAAGAGGCCACTAAAGCAGAAATCCAATGGTTCAAAGAGCATGGGGTGATTCTTCGGATATTGAATGTTCCTACCACCCTCATCGAATTCGAAGGACAGGAATGGATTGCCGATATGGTAAATAACATTCTTATAGAGGTTCTCGCCAGTTATGCGGAGCAGGAGCGTATCGAGATAAAACAACGTCAAGCCGAAGGAATTGCTCTTAACCGAGCGAAAAACCTTCCGTATGGCAGGCGAAAAATTGAAATACCGGACTTTGAAAAATTCCTTAAAAAACAAAAAGACGGATTGATTACCGTCAACGAAGCCATCTCTGAACTTAATATAAGTCGAGCAACATGGTATAATCGTGTAAAGGCATTAGCACAAACAATATAAAATTAAGGAGGGTTAACATGAAGATAGTATTCAACGTGCCGGATGGTGAATATTGTTTAGACTGTCCGCATCAGGAAAACTTTGGCGTTGAGGAAATCGAGATTACTACACTGGGAGATTCGTTTCCTAGGTATACGAGAGTAATCATTGCGAACTGTCATTTATTCAATGAGAGAATAACAGGAACATCGTTAGAAAAAATGGGTAAATGTTTATCATGCGAAGTCAACGGAATTGCCGATAATGGTCATCTTAGCGGCAGCTAAAAAATCCAAATAGTATATTAAGGGTGAATAGAAAATCAAAAAAGAGTGCCTTTGAGCGCCTTTATAGAAGGGAGGGCGCTTATTTTTATGACAAATTTACAAATGATACAGAAACTACAGAAAATCGTTAAAGAAAAGCCACATGAATACCAAGCTGTAGAAGATCTGTTCGAAATGCTCAGAATTTATGAGCCTGAAAATAAGAAACAGGCCCATTTGTGGAATAGAGAGGTTCGAAAAATATCAGCACAGCAAGTTAAACTTGCTAAAAGTGATTCTCTTGCTGAAAAGTTTTATTTTTTGAATAAAAAATCTTTGCTCTTTGATGCAAAAGACGATTTTGACGCTTATCTGCAATATGTGGAGTTTGACAGGGAACCTAAAAAAAGGTTTTATCTTCCTCGCCGGAAACAAATATTACCCATTGTTCAGGCGCTACAGGACTTAGAGGACGATAAACTGGATTTACTGACTATTTCCACCCCGCCCGGTGTGGGAAAAACGACTCTCGGTATTTTTTTTCTTACATGGATAATGGGCAAATATCCAGATAGGCCTAACCTTGCTTCCGCTCATTCCGATAAATTGACAAGAAGTTTTTATGATGGAGTTTTATCTATCATCGGCGACCCCGAGTATTTATGGGCTGATGTGTTTCCCGGTATTAATATAGCCAGAACTAATTCCAAAGACGAAACCATAGATTTGGAAAAACAAAAGAGGTTTGCCACTCTTACTTGCCGGTCCATTGACGGCTCATTAACCGGCGCTACCAGATGTGAGAAATATTTATATGCTGACGACTTGGTAAGTGGTATTGAAGAGGCTCTTTCTAAAGACAGGCTGGATAGTCTTTGGGAAAAGTACACTAACGATTTGAAATCTCGTAAGAAGCTTGGATGCAAAGAAATCCATATTGCTACACGGTGGAGCGTCCATGATGTTATAGGTAGGCTCGAACAACAATACGCAGATGATTCGAGAGCTAAGTTTCTTGCTTTTCCTGCTCTTAATGAAAACGATGAAAGTAATTTTGATTATATGTATGGTGTGGGTTTTGATACAAAGTATTTTTGGGATATGAGAGATAGTTTAGATGATGTTTCTTGGAAATGCTTATTTATGAACGAGCCTATTGAGCGTGAAGGACTGTTGTTCCCTGAAGATGAGCTTAATTATTATAATGGTGTTTTGCCGGAAGGCGGATTGGTACGGAAATATGCCGCTTGTGACGTGGCTTGGGGTGGCGGCGATAGTCTTTCAATGCCTTTCGCTTACGAATATGAGGATGGGAGCGTTTATATCGTGGACGTAGTATTTAATAAAGGGGATAAAACAATTACTCGCCCGATTGTAGTTGGTAAATTGATGTATCATCTTCCTCATGAAACAGAGTTTGAAGCAAATAATGGGGGAGATGAGTATTGCGATGCGGTGGATGAAGAATTAAAAAAGCAAAATGTCCGTTTAAATTTAAGTCATAGGAAAGCCCCATCAAATCAAAGCAAATTATCGAGGATTATTCAAGCAGCTCCAGATATTAAAAAATTTTATTTCCTGGATAAAAAGCATAGAAATAAAGAATATGCGGCTTTTATGAAAGAATTAACTTCATTTGTGCAAACAGGAAAAAATAAAAATGATGATGCTCCTGATTCTTTAGCTATACTTTCAAGAAAGATTGGTAGCAAATCTGGAAAAGTTGAGGTATTTAAAAGGCCATTTTAACTGAATATGGTATGAAAAATATTGACATACACAATATATTGTAATATAATAAGCCTGTATATAGTGCGCGAGCGGTGATAAGAGCGCACGAGAGGATGCCGATGTACACGGCCGCTTAATTCCTCTTGGCGGGGTGCAATTCCCTGTCCGCTCAAATATAAGTAATTTCAGAGCATGATTGCTTGGGAGCTTTGGCTCCGAATAAGCGGTCATGCTTTGTTTATTTTTTGGGGGAAAATGTAAAGGTGGTGAGTAGTTCACTTAGTCAGCGTGAAAAACAAAAGAAAAAAGTTGATCAATATTCGTTAACTGGTGATTTTATTAAAACATGGTCGAGCGTTAGTGAAGCCGCTAAAGCAATTGGCGGTCAATCTTCTAATATAGCTAGTTGTACGGCCGGGCGTAGAAAAACTGCCTATGGGTATATATGGAGGTATGGCAATGTTTGATATTAAAGAAAAGGTTATATATATTTCACATCCTTATGGGGGTCTTAATGAAAATAAGGAAAAGGTTGAGAAATTAATAAAGAGATTGACTAAAAAATATCCTGAATATTGTTTTGTATCTCCAATACACACGTTTGGATTTCTTTATAATGAACTGACTTACGAGGAAGGCATATCACATTGTTTAACCTTATTGGATTTATGTTCGGAAATTTGGATATATGGGAATAGCAAAGGTGTTAGGATCGAAAGAAATTATGCTCAAAGGTATAAAATACCAATTATAGAACGGGGTGAATGTATTATTGAAAAGTAGGGTATTGTTCGGTAGAGAAGTTATATATTCTCCAGTAACGGAAATTACAAGGGATAACTTGTTTGATGTTTTGCAGGAAGCTTTATCCATTCACGAAAAAAACAGTGAAGAAATTGACTATTTATATAAATATTATCGTGGTAAACAACCAATTTTGCAAAGAGAAAAAAAGATACGCCCTGAGATTAATAACAAAATAGTTGAAAATCATGCTTTTGAAATAGTGGAATTTAAAAAAGGTTATGTTTTTGGAGAACCTATTCAGTATGTGCGCCGTGGAGAAACTGTAGAAGAAAATAAAATCCCTCTACTTAATGAGTATATGCTCATGGTTGATAAAGCATACAAAGATAAAGAATTGGCTGAATGGTTCTATATTTGCGGGACGGCTTATCGAATGGTTTTGCCAAGTTTAGAGGAAGATGAGGATGCACCTTTCGAAACTGATGTCTTAGATCCTCGATATACTTTTGTTGTATATAACAATGGTTTTGGTAAAAAGCCATTGATGGGGGTTAAGTATATAGAAACCACCGAGGGTAAAATGTTGTATAGTATATATACCTCTAATACTTATTTTGAAGTGCTACAAGATAAGGAATTTGAGATTGTAAAACAAGAGCCTCATGTTTTAAGATATATACCGATAATCGAATATCCTGCTAATGCTTCAAGAATGGGAGCTTTCGAAGTTGTTTTACCTTTATTGGATGCGATTAATAATACCGGATCGAATAGACAGGATGGTGTCGATCAGTTTATTCAATCTTTTATGAAATTTATTAATTGCGATATTGATGAAGAAACTTTTTTAGCTTTAAAGGAATTAGGGGCATTGAAAGTTAAAAGCGATTCGAATAATCCAGCAGATGTAGATGTAATTTCTCAAGAACTGGACCAGAGTCAGACACAAATAACCAAAGATGATATTTATAGAGCGATTCTCATTATTTGTGGTATGCCTGACAGGCATCAGAATGCACGATCCACCAGTGATACCGGGACAGCAGTATATTATAGAGACGGCTGGACTGCGGCAGAGGCCAGAGCTAAAGATATAGAACTGATTTTTAAAAAAGCAGAGAGGCAATTTTTAAGAATAGTTCTTAGAATTCTTAAAGATACAGTTGGGATAGATATAAAGCTAAAAGAAATTGACATTAAATTTACAAGAAATAAAATTGATAGCTTATTAGTTAAAACTCAAGGCTTGCAGAACATGCTTGAAGCTGGTATTCATCCTAAGATTGCAATTGCAGTTTGCAATTTGTTCAGTGATCCCGAACAGGTATATCTTGATTCTCAAGAATATCTTGAAAAATGGAAAAATGCTGAGGCTACTGTAACACCTGGAAACAATAAACCTAACCCGCAGGATGGTGATGTTGCTTGAGGGTAGTTAGGTGCTTGCAATGTAATAAATTTCTTGGTAAAATTAAAGGAGAGGCAGAAATCAAATGTCCTCGATGTGGAAAAATAAATATGATTGATACAGAGCGCCAAAAGAGCGCCAGTTAACCAATAAAACGGTTGATTGGCGCTCTTTTTCGTTATAGTGCAGAGAAGCACATTAAAAAACACAATAACCGGAGAGAACCGGTATAAAAAAACGCAACAAATACACAGTGCAGAGAAGCACTTAAAAAACGCAGGAGGTATTAATAATGGATTTGAAAACTTTACTTGGTGATGATTACAAGGAAGGTATGACGGTTGAGGAAATTGAAGCAGCGTTAGCTGATAAAGAATTTGTAGACCCTTCTACTTTACCAGAGTCGGTGAGTAAAAAACTATTTGACAAAACTGCTTCTGAATTAGCAACAGTTAAAAAGGAATTGAGAAAATTGAAAGAAAGTTCAATGACTGCGGAAGAAAAAGTACAAGAAGAACTTAACAAAGCGCAAGACTTACAAAAAACTTATGCCAAAGAGCTTGCAAAGCTGAAAGCAAAAGAAATATTTGTTGAGGCAGGGTTAATTGAAAAAGATTATGCCTCTTTGTTAGATGCTGTAGTATCTGAGGACGAAGAAGTAACAATCACTAGAGCAAAAGCGATGATAGATGTTATTAACGCTCAAAAGCAAGCAGTTGAGCAAGCTGTAAAAGCCGAATTACTGAAAGGAACACCTAAACCTCCCGCTGGCGGCGGTGGCAGTATTGGTAAGGTGGATTACGAGAAAGAAATTGCGGAAGCCCGTGAACGTGGAGATATGGTTACTATGGCGGCATTAATTCGCCAACAGCAAATGGTTGAAAAACAAAATGAATAGGAGATGATTGAATGGCAGATCAAGTTATAACC